ATACGTACAGATCAAAAAAGAAGAACGCAAACCTCGCAAGGCCAAGCCTGTGAGTCCTGAGAAACGTGCCGCCAAGTTCAAGTATCTCACAGAGATCGCCGAACTCAAACTCAAAAGTATCCCGGCTAGCCAATTGGTTGACAAGGGCGAAGCCTGGCTTTACAACACCAAAACTCGCAAGCTGATTCACTTGGTGGCAGACAGCCATGTTGGGCAGTTCACACTCAAGTCCAACACTGTGATTGGTTACAGCACCTCCGAAAGCATGCAAAAAACTTTGCGTAAACCAGCTGAAGTTTTGAAAGAAATCATGACAGGAGGCAAGCCAGCAGCTCGCAAAGTCTACAAGGATCTAAAAACCACAGAAACAGCGTTTAACGGACGCGGTAACGAACACATTGTGATACTCAAAAGTTGGTGACGGCATGCAGGACATACAAGTTACAGATTATCTAACCTGGGAGTATTGTCACGACCCAGACATACAGTATCTTGATTGTCCCGCTCCCAGTGCAATGCGGCATCATATGCCACAGTGGTTCAAAGATTTAAAAGCTCGTAAATCAGAAATTGACATAGCTGATCAACTAACTGTAAGAAACTGCCTGGGATTTAGAGGATTAGCCAACATAGGCTATACAATACCATTGCCCGAAACTCTTGATGGCTATGACACCTATTTCAGCCGTGGCAGAGTGCATCCGGACATGTTACATGGCACAATTTGGGCCAACGTAGGTCATAAACCTTGGACCGATGATGACACCAGTCTGTATGAATATCGCACCAAGTTGTTGCACTGGCCTTGGAGAGCACGAATGGCACCAGGCTGGCGTCTACTACTCTTGCCTTATCTATTGGATTGGAGCCAGGATTGGAACGAGTTTTCGGGGGCAGTGGAACCCAACTACAGGGTTTGCGACGGCACTAACATTGGCCTAGGTCTAAAATGGACACAAACTGTAGACACAAATTACAATTACTATAATTTGGAAACGGTCATTGCCTTCAAAAGAAGCGTAGTAGTACCAAAAGGTACCTTGATTTTTTGTGCGGTGCCGTTGTTTGACCCAGAGCTCTTGGCCAAACAACAGTAAAAAGTGCTAAATACAGGGGACGGAGTTCTCCTAATGGACACAGAAATCACATTACCTACGCTGAAGCAAAATCTCATTGAATACATACGTCTGCAGCTGGCAGATGAAATCATTGACATTGAGCTTGATCCAGCTCACTTTGAGGCTGCTTACCAAAAAACCATAGGCACCTACAGACAGCGTGCCAACAACGCCTACGAAGAAGCCTATATCTTCATGGAGCTGATTCAGGACGTAAACATCTACACCCTGCCCCAAGAAGTCGTCAGTGTGCGGCAAATTTTCCGTAGAACATTTGGCACTGCCACTGGTCCTTTTGCCAGTAACTTTGATCCGTTCGCCCAGGCATCTATCAACGTGTATCTCATGAACTTCAACACCGCGGGCGGGCTTGCTACCTATGATTTCTACACTCAGTATGTGGAACTGGCTGCAAGAATGTTTGGTGGGTTTGTAAACTATACTTGGAATCAGGTTACCAAAAAGCTTCAAATTATTCGCGATCCAAAAGGAACTGGCGAAAACGTTTTGCTATGGGTATGGCAGCTCAAGCCTGAGGTAGTGCTGCTGCAAGACCTACAGATCAGTCAGTGGATCAAAGATTACATGCTGGCCAACTGCAAAATGATCATAGGTGAAGCTAGAGAAAAGTTTGGAACCATTGCAGGCCCTCAAGGTGGAACAACCTTGAACGGTGCTGCAATGAAGGCGGAAGCCAAGGCTGACATGGAAGCCTTGATCCTGCAATTGGTGAACTATGTAGACGGTAGTCAACCTCTAACCTGGGTAATTGGATAATTGACATGTCAAGCATTGAAATTGGTGCACTGCTAACAATTTTTGGCATGGTAGCACTGATACTTTGGGGTCAATTCGGTAACGATGACGACGATTACGGCAATCGCAAATAACAAACTTTTATAAATTCATGCTATAATACAGCATGGACCTAATGATTGATCTTGAGGGGCTGGCAACCGGCCCTGACACTACTATTCTTACCATTGCTGCTCAGGCGTTTGATCCCTTTGGCGATGGCTGGTATGAACAGCAATATTATGCTAGAGTTGATCTAGACAGTCAATCCAATCGTCGCATTGAACAAGGCACTCTTGAATGGTGGGCCACACAACCTGCAGCCGCTAGAGATGAAGCCTTTGCCGAAGACAATCGAGTGCCCTTGGATCAAGCCTTGGACGAACTAGGTCGACTGATTTGGCACAGCAAACGAATCTGGGCACAAGGTCCTACCTATGACATGACCATTTTAGAGCATGCCTACAAGAGCTACAACAAGCCTATCCCTTGGAAGTATTTTGCTGTGCGCGACAGTCGCACTGTGTTCTCGTTGTGGCCTGGTCTAGAAAAACCTCCCACGAGTCATCATGCATTGGAGGACTGTAGGCGCCAAATTGAGCTGTTACAAACCACGCTGAAATACTACAAGATCAAGGAACTGGCTTGAAAAAGTTTGTGTCTATGTCTGTGGAGGGTGCCTTCCCCAACAATGTTGATCAGTACATGCAGGAACTGATTGCGTTGATCAAACAGCGTCAAGCCCAGGTGGCAATTTTGTTGTTAGCCACAGACTATTTCACCATTCCGGACAAAAAGCCCGGCTTAAATTATATGCTTGACACTGTGCGAGGCATGGGCCTGACCACAGTGCTGATTTTAAATACTGATGTCAAAAGTCAAGATCTGTCAGGTATCAGAGCCGACTGTGTGGAATTTGTCAATTTTCAACTGTGGCGCTGTTACAATGAAATTTTCAACAAGAAAAGCAGCGAAGTCAACGCCAATTGGAACAGCACAGCAGATCGTTTTTTGTTTCTGACTGGCAAACCTGATCGCCAGCATCGAGCAAGGCTGCTGTGGAAATTTGAACAAGCGTCATTGTTGGATCGTTGTTGCTGGAGTTTTTGGTCAGCAGCTGATCAAATTGATGACTTGGCCAAACTGCTGCCAGAAATTCCCCCGGAACATCTTGAAGCAAAATTACAGTCTTGGCAAAGCAACCCAGACAATATCAAAATCAAAAGATATGGTACCATGTACCACTATTGTGGTATTCCCTATGATGTCCAACTGTTTTCCAACACGAGATTCAGGGTCATCAGTGAAACTGCATACGGTGATTGTGAACCTGAGCTACCATGGGTACATCTCATTGGTGAAAAAACTTTTATCACGCTGTTCAATAAAGTGCCCTGGATCATGGCAGCACAGCCAGGTACTTTGGCCAGCTTGCGTGGCAGGGGCTACGAAACTTTTGACGAGCATCTAGCTGAACCCTATGATCGTGTGCTAGATGGTGAGCAACGACTAGATAGCATAGTGCGAAACACACAGCAATGGACAAAGGAAATCCCAGACACACACGTTGTGATGCAAAAAATTGAGCATAATTATCAGTGCGCATTGGCTCAAGCACGTACCCACCAAGCCGTGCTAGAAAACTTAATCAATCAGTGTGGCATTGATGCCACACCAGAACAAGTAGTACCAACTGTGGACAAGTGAGGAAATCATGATTATAGGAGTGTGTGGATTTATAGGCAGTGGCAAAGACACTGTGGCTGACTATCTTGTGAATATTCACCATTTCCGTCGTGAAAGTTTTGCCAATACCCTTAAAGATGCTGTGAGCATGGTGTTTGGGTGGGATAGAGACATGCTGGAAGGGCGCACACGCAGCAGTCGCGAGTGGAGAGAACAGCGTGATGAATGGTGGAGCCAGCGACTGGGCATGGATATTACTCCACGCTGGATCTTGCAGTACTGGGGTACCGAAGTTTGTCGCAAAGCATTTCATGATGATATCTGGATTGCCAGCCTAGAAAACAAGCTGCGAGACAGCACTGACGACATAGTGATTTCGGACTGTAGATTCCCCAATGAAATAGCTGCAATTAGAAACGCTGGCGGCAGAGTTGTAAGGGTAGTGCGTGGTGCTGAACCAGACTGGTACAGCGATGCCATAAGATACAATGCTGGGCCCAGCAAAATTGGCTGGGCACTGGGCAGGCACACCTTGGAAAAAGCCGGAGTACATGCCAGTGAGTATGCCTGGGTAGGCACAGAC